GTTATGACGTGTAATTTTATAGAGCGAATTATCGATCCATTACAGTCTAGATGTCAAGTACTTAAAATAGTACCCCAATCTAAACAAGAAATAGCACGTCATGTTCATGATATTTTATGTAAGGAAGATATAACATTTGAACTAGAAGATATAGGTACCATAGTAAATAAACATTATCCAGACCTAAGAAAAATACTTAACACAGTACAATTTTCTATTAATGATGGTAAATTACAACCGGATAAAAATGTTTTAGTATCTTCCAATTACATTAAAAATGTTATTAAAGAGTTATCAGGAACAAAACCTAATTTTAGAAATTTACGCCAAATAATAGCTGATTCGGGTGTAAATGACTATGAAGAATTGTTTAGGGCTTTATTTGATTATGCCCCTAAATATGCCCCCGAATTAGAGGGCTCTATAGCAGTAATATTAAATGATCACTTATACCAATCTAATTTTAGAATAGATAAGGAAATTAATATTATGTCTGCTATAGCTAAAATCATTGAATTAAAAAAATCTAACTTAATTATTTAAATTTTATTATGCAACAGCAAGGAAATCAACCACAACTTAATATTGACCTTAAAAATACTACTGCAGTGGAAACACCTAGTGGTGGTGTTGTTTTTCAACAAGGAGTAATCCTTAGAAAAGTATCTAAATTCGTAGTAGGATCAGAAGAAGATGCATTATTACCAGTTCCAGTATTTTATGACCCGGAAACAGGTAAAATTATGAAGGATACATTACCCCCTGATTTACGAGAAGAATATAGCGAACAGAGTATATGACAATTTGGAATTGGTTAGAAGAAATTACGTATAAAAAATCACCCGCTAGTTCGTTTAGTGAAAAAGATTGGGAATCATTTAACAGTTATATGATTCATAGGTTTATATCTATGAATCCCTATTACATAGAGATAACTAATAAGGTGCAAACTATTTTACCTACTGAAAAAATTAGGATTTATACGGTTTATAAAGAACTTATCCCTAAACGTAAAGTATTTTTAAAATATATTAAAGGGAATAGTAGTAAATATAATACAGAATTAATGGAATTACTGTCTAACCATTTTGAGTGTTCAAAAAAAGAAGCTAAGGAATATTTTGACATATTAGGTAAAGTTAAGATAAAAAACTTATTGGGTAAAATGGGTTTTGAAAAAAAGGAAATTACTAAATTATTAAAAGCCTAAAATGGCCAAGAAAAAAATTCCTAAAATAGTTAAAGAAATACAGAATTTTCAATTACCTGAGATTAACTATTCTTATCAAAAGAATATTTCTTACTCTCAAATGTCTATGTTTCATGAATGTCCTAAAAAATGGGCGTTAAGATATAGAGATGGACATAAAGTATTTTCTTCCAGCATTCATACTGTTTTTGGAACTGCCTTACATGAGGCTTTACAACATTACATGGATGTGATGTTTGAAAGATCTGGTGCAGCAGCAGATAGAGAGGATATTATTGGGATATTTGAAGATTCGTTTAGGGAAAATTATATAAAAGAACTTAAATCTAATAATAATAAACATTTCACTACTCCAGTTGAAATGAGAGAATTTTATGAAGATGGAGCTAATATTATAGAATTTTTTAAAAAACGTAGAAGTAAATATTTTACTAAAAGGGATAAGTATCTAGTAGGATGTGAAGTACCTATTATAATCCAACCTAATAAAAAGCTAAATAATGTTATGTATATGGGTTATTTAGACTTAGTATTGTATGATGAATGGGAAGATAAATTTTACATATATGATATTAAAACTTCCACTAAAGGATGGGGGGATTGGGCTAAAAAAGATGAAATAAAACATTTTCAATTAGTATTATATAAAAAGTTTTTTTCTGAACAATACGGTATCCCATTAGATAAAATAGAAGTTGAATTTTTTATAGTTAAAAGAAAAGTACCTGAATTTTCAGACTTTGCTATTTCAAGAATACAAACATTTAAACCAGCGTCTGGTAAAGTTAAGATAAATAAAGCAACTAAATTCATGGATTTTTTCATATCAGAAGCATTTAATAAATCTGGACATAATGATTCAGTACATTTACCTAAACCAGGTAATGGTTGTAGATTTTGTCCGTATGCTAGTAATAAGGAACTTTGTGAATTTGGTATAGAATTTTAATTTTTTTATATATTTGTGTATATTTATATCAAACGTTATTAATTAAAAATATTTGTCATGAGTAATCAAAAGTTGACTAGTGTAAAAATAGATTCCAATATGTGGGATAATTTTAGGGTTGAGTGTATTAAGCGTAAATTCTCATTCCAAAAACTTGCAGAACGCAGTATTCATTTGTATCTTACCAATGAAGAATTTAGAAAGCAAGTATCATCACACACTAATTTGGAATTCAACACTGAAGAATAAGTTTTAAAATTTAAATATGAAAGAAGGTTATATCCCTAGTGGGGAAAGGAAGAAAATTCTGCTTATAGCAGATGATATTAGAGTACATTCTGGGGTAGCCCAAATAGCAAGAGAATTTGTTATCAACACTTGCCATCATTATGATTTTGCTTGTGTGGCAGGAGCCGTTAAACACCCAGATAAGGGTAAAAAATTAGATATTAGTGAATCCATGAAGGAATTGGCTGGGGTAGATGATGCTTGTGTGTCTCTATTTCCAACAGATGGTTATGGTAATTTAGAAGTTATTAGATCTATTATCCAACTAGAATCACCGGATGCTATTTTTATAATTACGGACCCTAGATATTATGAATGGTTATTCCAAAATGAAAATGAATTTAGGGTAAAAATGCCTTTAATTTATCTTAATATCTGGGATGATGTCCCAGCACCCGTGTATAATAGGGAGTTTTATGAGAGTTGCGATGCTTTATTTGGTATATCAAAACAAACTGTTAATATCAATAAAATGGTGTTAGGTAAAAAAGCAGAAAATAAAGTTATTGAGTTTGTACCCCATGGTTTGAATAATGAAGTTTTTAAACCTATAGATGAATCAAACGAGAAGTTTAAAACATTTAAAAATAATTTATTTAATGGTAAAAAATATGATTTTGTTTTATTATTTAACTCCAGAAATATTAGAAGAAAATCAATTCCAGATACCTTATTAGCCTGGAAACTTTTTGTAGATCAACTCCCTGAATCCAAGGCTAAGAAAACGGCATTAGTTTTAAAAACTGATCCTATAGATGGTAATGGCACTAACATTCCTAAAGTTATAGAATATTTCTTTGATGGTAGTCCCACTGAAATCATAATGGTGGGGCAGAAAATATCCACAGAAGAAATGAGTTTCTTGTACAATTGTACAGATGGTACTATTTTATTATCTTCTAATGAGGGATGGGGGTTATCATTAACTGAATCTCTTTTATGTGGTAATCCCGTTATTGCCAATGTTACTGGGGGAATGCAAGATCAATTGAGATTTGAGGATAGCGATGGCAATTGGTATACTCCGTGTCCTGATATCCCATCCAACCATAGGGGAACCTATAAAAAACATGGAGAATGGGCGTTTCCGGTTTACCCGAGTAGTATCTCATTACAAGGTTCGGTTCCTACACCTTATATCTTTGATGATAGGTGTAGTTGGGAAGATGCATCCAAACAAATTAGAGCTCTTTATGATTTATCTCCATCTAAAAGAAAGGAAATTGGGGAAAAAGGAATGGAATGGGCTTTAGGGGATGAAGCAGGTTTTACTTCTATAAAAATGTCCAATAGATTAGCACATCATATAGATAATTTATTTGCCAATTGGAAGCCTCGTCCCAAATATGAATTTTTTAAAGATACAGATATAGAAAAAGAAGTTTTACCACATAAATTAATATACTAATGAAAAATACTTTTGTAGTTAGTTGTCCTATAGACACATATTCAGGTTATGGTTCTAGAAGTAGAGATTTTGTTAAATCATTAATTAAATTAGACCAGTATGACGTAAAAATATTATCCCAAAGGTGGGGTAATTGTTCATGGGGTTTTATAGATGACCATGAGAAAGAATGGGGATTTTTAAAATCACACTTAGTTGATCAGGTAACTTCCCAACCTGATATTTGGTGCCAAATTAGTGTACCTAATGAATTTCAACCTATAGGAAAATATAATATAGGTGTTACTGCAGGTATTGAAACTACAGTTTGTGCTCCTGAGTGGATTGAAGGTATTAATAAAATGGACTTAAATTTAGTATCATCAGAACATTCCAAAAAAGTATTTGAATCAACTCAATACGAGAAAAAAGATCAAAACCAAAGAGTAATAGGAGTTGTAAAAGTAGAAAAACCCATCCAAGTATTAATGGAGGGTGCTGACATTGATTTATATAAACCTATTTCAAGGAAAGATATTAAATATAAAGAATTATTCAAGGATATAAATTCAATTCCAGAGGATTTTGCATTTTTATTTATAGGACATTGGATGCAGGGTGATGTAGGAGAGGATAGAAAAAACGTAGGATTACTTGTAAAAATGTTTTATGAAATGTTTAAAAATAAAAAGAAGGCTCCTGCACTTATCCTTAAAACATCTGTAGTTAATGCATCTTATGTAGGTAGGAAAGAATTATTAAGTAGAATTAATGCTATTAGAAATTCTGTAACCGCAAAAAGACTTCCTAATGTTTATGTAGTACATGGAGATTTCCATAATAGCGAAATAAATGAATTATATAACCATCCTAAAGTTAAGGCTATGATATCTTTAACTAAAGGAGAAGGATTTGGTCGTCCCTTATTAGAATTTTCATTAGTAAATAAACCAATTATTACTACAGCATGGTCTGGTCATATGGATTTCCTTAATGCTGAATTTACCGGATTAATAGGTGGTACTACAAAACCAATTCATAAAAGTGCCCAAATTAAAAATTTATTAGTAGAGGGTTCACAATGGTTTGCTCCTGATCATCAACTAACAGCCAATCTTATAATGGATGTTTATAACAACTATAAAGAATGGAAGACTAGGGCTAAAAGACAAGGTTATATTTCTAGAACTAACTTTAGTTTTGAAAAAATGACTGATATATTAGGTGAAATCTTAAAAGAAAATATTCCCCAAATAGCTAAAGAAGTAAAATTAAACATTCCTAAACTTAAAAAGGTGGGAAGTAAATCCACTCCCGAACTCCCTAAATTAAAATTACCTAAACTTAAAAAAATAAACAATGGATAATCTTATGATTTGTAGTAGATGTGGTAGTGATGCTTGTTACACCCAAGAGGTAAATGATAAAATTAAAAGCTATTATTGTTATGGATGTGGTTTCCAAACTAATTCCTTGATGATGAAAAATGAAAGATATTTTGAGGAACAAATGGAACTATTACCTAACCTATATAAAGAACTTATGGGTGAAGATGAAGAAGGAAAAATTTGGATGCCTTCTATGGTTAATTTACCTAAAACAGGAATGGTATTTGCTAATGGTAAAAATGCCGGTGAATGGAAATGGGCTGCAGTTAAAGCTGTAGAGGTCACTGAGGAAGAAAAATCTAAATACCCTATCCCAGGTAAAAAGGATCAATACTATTTC